ATCTGGCCCGACAGCAAATCGGTTTGTAATTCACGTTGCCGATTACAATGCTGTGGAGCTTTACAAGGAACTGAACGCCGACAAGAAACGCGACCATCTGATTTCTGCATCCATCGAAAAATGCAGATTCCAGTTTGGACAGTTTATGCCGATTGAAAACTTCATTATCAATTTGCAGTCTGCTTTCGTGCAGGATGAAAACACAAAGTCGTTGCTTGAATTTGTCGGTTCCGTAAAGGACGATACAAGCGTTTCTCAGGAGGACGACGGAGTAACACAAAAGGTTACGGCTAAGACCGGAATCTCCCTTGCAAAGACCGTCAAGGCTCCGAATCCGGTATATCTGTGCCCCTTCCGCACATTCTCCGAAATCGAACAGCCGCAGAGTGCATTTGTGTTCAGAATCCGCAAGGACGAAAGGGCGGGAGTTACGGCGGCTCTGTTCGGCGCTGATGGTGATGCATGGAAACACGAGGCTATTCTTTCCGTTAAATCCTATCTGGAAGAAGAGTTGGACGGTCAGCCGGTTATCATTCTGGCGTAAGTTTGAAGTTAGTGCGCGGCGGTGAAATACC